CCGCGCAAGGTGACATTCCCGGGCGGCACGCGGGTGGTGGGGTTCGGCAGCGCGCCAGGCACCGCGGTGCCCGGCGGCCCATTCAACGAGGGCGGCAAGTGGTTCATCCGCAAGCACGCGCTCGACGAGTTCTACTGCGTGGGCGACATTGGCATCGATCTGGCCCAGAGCAACACCGCAGCGCTGACCGTCGAGGCCATCGTCAACGGCGTCACGCTGCTCGAGCATCCGGTTATTCAGGGCTACTTGATCCCGGCGAAGCTGGGCGGGCTGGATACCGCCGCCGGCGCGCTGAACTTCTGCACGCTGCGTGTCACGTACGAGAACAGCGAGCAGGTCGACTTCACTATCTGGTTCGTCGAGAACAAGGACATCTGGACCCTCAACAAGGATCCGGACGACAAGCGCTTCTACGTGGCCGACGTCGCCAACATCCTCGCCGACAGCAACACCCAGGTGCAGGCCGCGCTGCCCGCTATCCCTCTGGGGGTGGCGGTGCTCGAGCAGCCTGTCATCCAAGGCACGCTGCTGGCGGTGAAGCTGGGTGGCCTGGACGTGGCGCCGGGCGCGGTCAACTCGTGCACGCTGCCATTCGCCTGTGCCAATGGCGAGAAGTTCTTCCGGACCATCAACTTCAACAGGGTGGACAACTGATGATCGACGCATCGAAATTGCCGCGCGTGCCGAACGAAGTGCTGCAGAAGGAACAGCAGCAGACCGTCGAGTACGCGCGCGCGCCGATCGCGACCGGCGGCCAGGTCGGCGCCGGCCGCCCGCCAGCAAAACAAGGAACGACCCGATGAGCTGGAAACTGATCACGCCGCCCACCGGGCTCGCCGTTTCGATGGTCGAAGCCCGTCTGGCAGCGCGTGTCGACGCCGACGAAGACGGCACCTCGCAGCTCGACGGCGAGATCGAGCGCGCGATTCGGACCTACACCACGGAAGCGGAGGGCGAGACCAACCGCGCGATGATGGAGCAGACCTGGCGCCTGACGCTGGACCGCTTCGACGGCGCGATCGCGCTGCGCCGGCCGCCGCTTCTGCATGTCGACCACATCACGTTCTACGACGCCGAGGGCGTCCAGCAAACCCTCGACCCGCTCGATTACCAGGTCGATGGCGAGAGCGAGCCGGGCTACATCGTGCCGGCGCCCGGGCGGGGCTGGCCGGCGACGGCGCGCCGCATCAACGCGGTGCAGGTGCAAATCCGCTGCGGCTACGGCCCGGACCATACCTCTGTGCCAGACGCGATCTCGGGCTTCATCCTGGCGCGTCTATCCGAGCATTTCCAGTCCGGTGGCCAGCCGAAGAACGAACACGTGAAGCGGCTGTTGTGGCCGGAGGTGGTCTACGGATGATGAACGACCGAGTGCAGATCCTGAAGCGCATACCTGGCCGCGACAGCGCTGGGCAGCCCGTGGAGACCTGGCCGGTGCTGCGTCCCGTCTGGGCGAACGTCAAGTTCCAGTCCGGCGCCGGCGCCATGCGCGCGAACGCCGACCTCTCGATCGTGAAGTGCTCAATCAGGATCCGGGTGCGCCGTGACGTCGACGCCTCGATGCGCGTCCGCCACCTGGGCATCGATTACGACATCAAGGCGGTGCTGCCCGATTCCGAGGATCGGGACTTCATGTTCCTAGTCTGCGAGAGCGTCAAATGATCAACTTCGACGCATCAGCCCTTGCCGAAGCGGTGCAGCAGACGGTCGACCAGGTGCGTAGTGGCGCTGGCGAGGAGACGCTGCGTGCGACCGGCTTCTCTGGCGCCGAGCTGTTTCGCGAGGAGGCGAAGCGCAATGCGCTCGCTCGAGCCAAGACCTTCACGATCCACCGCAACATCATCGTCAAGCGACTGGAGGAAGAGTCGGACGGCGGCGTGCGGCAGGTGTACCTGGTGACGGTGCGCTCTGGCCGGTTCGGCGGCCGCGATGCCTTCTACTGGCGCTTCGTCGAGGACGGGCACGCCAAGGTCAGGCAGAACAAAAACGTGAGTGCGAAGACTGGTCGCGTGGTGAACTGGAAGAGGCACCGAGCCCGCGAGGCGAAATACTGGGCCAAAAAGGCCGCAGAGCTGGAAAACGGCTCCGCGACCGTGCCGGCATATCCCTTCATGCGGCCAGCCTACGAGAGCATGAAGCAGGCCGCAGTCGACCAGATGACGCGCACCCTGGCAGAGCAGATCGCAAGGAACTCGACGAAATCATGACCCCTGAAGAGCACATCTACAGCGTGTTGCAGCATCTGGCCGGCGGCCGCGTCTTCCCAGACGTAGCCGAGGCGGGCACGGACAAGCCGTACATCACCTACCAGGCGGTGGGCGGCGCGCCGCTGCACTTCCTGAGCGGCGACCGTCCCGACAAGCAGCCAGTGCGCATGCAGGTCAACGTCTGGGCTGAGCGCCGCACCGAGGCGTCCGAAGTCGGGATGCTGGTCGAGGATGCGATGCGCTCTGCCACCCACCTACAGGTCGAGGTACTGACCGGCCGTGTGGCCACATACGACGAACCGACGAACCTTCGCGGAACCATGCAGGACTTCAGCCTGTTCTGCTGACCTAGCAACACCCCATCCCCAAGCCGCCCCGAGAAATCTGGGCGGCTATTTTTTTGCCCAAACGGGCGCAACTGGCCCGGTGACGGGCCTTTTTCATTTGGAAGGCCCTTTTCATGCAACTGCCAAACAACATCGCTTTCGCGATCGCGACCGCTTTCGCCGCTGCCGTGAACATCACCGCGATCACCAACGCGACTGAAGCGGTGGCAACCGCGACCAACACCTTCGCCGCCGGCGATTTCTTCGAATACACCGGCGGCTGGAGCAAGGCCAATGGGCGCGTCTTCCGCGCGAAGGCAGCGTCGGGCACGTCGCTCACGTTTGAAGGCCTGGACACCAGCGACCTCAGCATCTTCCCGGCAGGTGCCGGCGTGGGCTCGGTGCGCAAAATCACGACCTGGGTGCCGATCACCGGCATCACGGCAGCTGAAGTCTCGGGCGGCGACGGCAAGTTCGTCGAAGTTCCGCTGCTCGACACCGACATGCCAGTGAATTTGCCTGACGGATTCACCGGCACCACCGTCACCCTGACGATCGCCGATGAAAAAGGCGCCGCGCATCACGCCGCCCTGAAAGCGGTGTCGGACGGTGTCAAGTTGAGCTGCCTGCGCGGCACCCTGCCGGGCGGCGCCGTCTTGCTCTATGCCGGCTATTGCTCGTTCAACGAGTCGCCAAGCCTGGCAAAGGGCAGCGTGATGGCGGTGAAGGCCGTCTTCTCGCTGCAAAACAAGGTCGTTCGCTACTAAACCGTGTTGCCAAGCCGGTGCCGAATGGTCGGTGCCGGCCTTCCCAGCCCTGCGGGGTAGCGCCTCGCAGGGTCTTTTTACCCCTCCCGAAAGAAAATCATCATGGCAAAAGCAAAACTCTCCCTGGCCGACGAAGCAACCTTCAAAGCCACCGTCATCATCCCGATCCCAGGCGGAAAAACCGCTGAAGTGGAATGGGTCTTCGCGTGGATGCCCCGCAAAGAATTCAAGGAGTTCGTCGAGAATCTGGCCGGCGCCGAGGACGTCGATGCGCTGATGGACATCAGCCGCGGCTGGGACCTTGACGATCAGTTCGGCAAAGCGGCCGTCGAGAAGATGACCCAGAAATACATCGGCGCGGCGCGCGCGGTCCTGGACAAGTTCATCGCCGAAATCACCGGCGCCCGCGCAAAAAACTAAAGGCCGTCGCCTCGGCCTTTTACGAAGCAGAGCCCTCCGACGCTGAGTTGGCGGTCGCGGGCCTGCGCCGTGAGGACTTGGCGGCGGATGGAGTGGAAATTTGGCCCGAGAACATGCGGGCTTTCGACCTGTTCTACAGCTTGCGCAAGCAGTGGCGCCTCGCCCCGATGGGCGGCCCGATCGGCCTGGATTTCCTCGTGGCCTATAACCGGATGGATCGGATGGGACTGACGACTGAGGAATACAACCAGCTCGATGCGGACCTGCAGGTAATGGAGGATGCGGCGCTTGAGGCGATGCGTAAGGATGGGTGACCTGGTGGCGATCGGCAGGTCATTTCTTCTTGTTGAAGAAAACCGTGGCCGTGCACTGCTCTTCCTTCCAGAATTTCTCTTCATCGCCGCTGTAGGCAGGGGGCGCCAAGACCTCGGTAACGACGGCGCTTATTTCATACCCGCTAAACTGCGCTCGAAGGATGCGCTGCCGAGTTTCGGTGTTTCCGATCACCCAGCCTACGGTGCCGCTTTCTCCTACAAATCGCACGTCATAGGTTAGTTTTTCCAAGCGTTGATCGAGTGTTCGGAATGGCAGTAGCATCGATTCGCCGACGTGAAAACGCCGTCCCTCGCGCGACCGTATTTGAACGCTGAGCTCACGTTTCACTGGCCTATATGGGCTTGTCAGCAATGCGCGTGCTTTCTGGCGCTCGTGGGCCAAATACGCGGCCTCGCGCTCGGCGACGACCTCTGGAGGGTCGGGCGGGTCGGCTGAAAGCTGAAACTTCAGGCGATCGCCTTTTGCGATCAGCGTAAGGTCAACCAGCCAGCCGGCGTCCATCATCTCAACCAGCTTCGGGTTGTCGTGCTTGCTGATAGTGACGACTTTGCCTTGGCCACCGATAGTCCCGTCGCGGTACGCATAAATTAATTCGGCGCCAGGCTTGGTCCATAGCGTGAATGAGTCTCCTTCTTCGCACTCGCGCAGTTGGTCGTGGAAAACTTCGAAAATTGAAAACCGGTCTATCATTTCCGCGCGTCGAGGAAGTTGCGTATTTGTAAACGATAGCATCCTTTCGCGCTGGTGTACCATTGCTCTTCCATATAGGGAGAAGTAATGAAGCGCGCACTATTATTTGCAACCGTCCTGCTGGCCGCCAACGCGATGGCCGCGCCAAAGCTTTCGTGCAGACAGGACCCGGATACCAAGGCTGCTGCTTGTTATGAGACCAAATCAGTTCGTAGCAACGGCGACCTGCGCTCGTTCACCTTGGCGACGGGCGGCCCGAAAGGTGTCACGAAATCTCCCTACATGGCAGTGGTGAATTGCCGGATTAAGTACCTGGAATTACGAGACAAGCAAGGGGTCGTCTTCGCAAGGAAGATCCCACCCAAGCCCCATATGCGCGGCTTGGTGCACGACGTGTGCCTAGAGCCTAAGCCCAAGCCAGACAAGAGCTTGGACTAAATTTTAAAACTAAAACAGACCACCCTTCGGGGTGGTTTTTTTATGGGCGGAACATGAGCGAAATCGTAAATAACGCCACCATCCGCGTAGACGTCGACGGCTCGGGCGTTGATGCCGGCCTTCGTCGTATTGAGGAGGGTGCCAACAGGACGGGCAAGAACCTGGATAACCTTGGCGCCACCGCGAAGCGGACCGCCTCCGCGCTCGAGGAAGTCGCCCGTACGCCCGGCATGGAAACCGCAGGCGATGGCGCTGGCGTGGCTGCCGGCCGGATGGACCGTGCTACGAAGTCGATGGCGGACTCGATCCAGCGAGCCATGGCGCAGATGAACGCTGGTGCCAAAGGTTCCGCCCAGTATTACGAAGCGCTGGCCAATGCCCGCGGCCTCGACGTGAATGCTCTGCGCCCGTTCCTGAATCAGCTGGACGAAATGACGCGCAAGAGCGCGGTTGCAGCAGATGCGCAGCGCAAGCTCGACGAGTCGACCAAGTTCCTCGACAGCCTGCGCTCGCGCACCGAGGGTATCGGCAAAACCGCATCCGAACTCGCTGCGCTGCGCGCCCAGCAGCTCGGCGTGAGTGACGCCGCGGCTGACATGATCGAGCAACTGCGTCAGCAGGAAGAGGCAGGGGAGTCGTCGTATGGAGGCCTGAGCGAAAGTGCTGAAGGATACAAGGCCACTTTGCTTGCCGTCGGCGCCGCTGTCGCCGCCGCAGCGATCGCTGGGGCTGCGCTGATCAACGGAGCTGTCAATGACCTGGCCGAGCTCGACGATATGGCGCAGAAGACCGGTTCCTCGGTCGAAAGCTTGTCGAGGATCCAGAAGCTTGCTGCGGTGTTCGGCACCGACATGGGCAACATCGATGGTGCCCTGACGAAACTGTCGAAGGGCATGGCCGGCCTGGACGAAGACAGCAACAAAGTACACAAGGCGCTCAAAGCACTGGGCGTCGCTTCGAAAGATGCTGCCGGAGGCCTGCGCGACCCTTCCCTCGTGCTGGTCGACGTAGCAACTAAGCTGCAAGGCTATAACGATGGCGCGGGGAAAACGGCGCTGATCAATGACCTGATCGGCAAGTCTGGCGCTGACCTGCTGCCGTTCCTCAATGACCTCGCTGAGAACTACGACAAGGTCACCGGGACCTCCGGTGACGCTGCTGGCGCCGCCGCCGCCTTTCAAGATCAAGTCGGATGGCTGAAGCTTGAGCTGAAGACGCTGGTCACGTCGGTCGCTGTCGATGTCGCCCCAACTCTTCGTGATCTGGCTGGCGCTTTCGGGGATGTCTACAAGGAGCAGGCCGGCCTGAATAAGGGGGACTGGTCGAGTTGGGCGGATGATCTTGGGCTCGGATTCGCGAAGGCATCCGATGCAGTGGCGAATTTCGCACGCTCTACCAGCGTCGCCTGGGATGCACTGAAAGCAGTGCGCGCAGCCTTCCAGATTGTGAATGGCCTCGCTCTCATCAGCCCAGCTGAAGCGGCGTATGAATCCTTTACTGGCGGCGATGGCCTCAAGGACGTCAAAAAATCGTTTGCCGACCTGAAGCAGGCAATCGCGGATGGCTGGAAGAGTATCGAGACCATCAATGCGCTGCCTGGCGATCAGTTCGAGAAGGCGTTTCGTGCGCGTGTGACGGATCGTGGCGCCGTAGCGGATGGGAGTCTTGGCGACCGAGTTCAAGAAGACCTGAACTATCAGCCTGGTGGAGATTCCGGTACCAAAGATGCAACCAAAGCGCTGGAAGAATACGAGGCGCTACTCGACCGCATCAACGGCAAGACGGTCGGTCTCGATCCCGGATTCTACGATAACCTTTCGAAGCTGTATGCCGGCTACACGTCGGGCAAGCAGTCGCTGGAGGATTACGTCTCTACGGTCGAGAAATACATCGGTCAGCAGGCGTTCGTGAAACAGGCGGAAGAGGAGCGTGCCCGGTCGCTGAAAGAAATGGGCGACTTCCAGGCCAGCTACTCGGCCGGTCTGGCGGCGACCGATGGCGTGTACGCGAAGCGCATCCAGGATGCCGAAGCAGAGGCGGTTCGGAATGAGGAGCTGGCCCGCACCTATGGCCTGACCAAGTCGGCCGTCGAGGTGCTCGAGCTGGCGCGCCTGGAGGAACAGCTTTCGCAGCGCGCCACGATGGGCCTGACGCTAGACCAGATCGAGATGCTCGAGCAGTTGATCGACGCGAAAAAGCGCAGCAGCGGCGCCGTCGTGCAGATGGAGGGCATGGACGCCGTCAAGAAGGCCGGTGAGGATCTCGACCGATTCCTGGATCCTACCAAGGCCCAGACCTTCGGCGAGGCGCTCAAGGGCGCGTTCGGTGCCGCTGGCGATTCGATGACGCAGCTGATCACCGGCCTGGACGCCTACGGCATCCGTCAAGCCGAGATCGACGAGGCCCGCAAGGATGCCTCGGTCAAGTATGCGACCGACGCGAAAGGCTATGCCGACGTCACGGCCGCTATCAACGCCAAGGAGGTCAAAAGCCGCCTGAGCGGTTACGGCGACATGGCCGCAGCTGCTAAGGGATTCTTCTCGGAAGGCAGCAAGGGCTATAGCGTGCTGTCCGGCGTGGAGAAAGCCCACCGCGCGGCTGAGTTGGCCATGGCGCTGCAGACCATGACGAAGAAGATCTTCTTCAAGCAGTCGGAGGTCGTGGCCAATACCGCGCTCAATGCCTCCAAGCTGACTGGCGAGGCTGCGGCGACGGCTGCATCCACAGGCCTGGCCGCAACGGAGGCCAGCGCCTGGGGGGTAACTGCTGTCGTGAAGGCGATCGCATCGTTGCCGTTCCCGCTGAACCTGGCGGCCGGTGCTGCAACCCTGGCCGCTGTGGTCGCCGTCGGCGCCAAGATGTTCGGCAGCGTGGGTGGTGGCGGGATGAGCCTGACCGAGCAGCGTCAGCAGGACCAGGGCACTGGAACGGTACTCGGTTCGGACGCGAAGTCGGAATCGATCGCTCGCGCGCTCGATGCGATCGAAGGGGCGACGCTCCAGGGCCTGGGCATCAGCAACGGCATGCTCACCTCGCTGCGCAATATCGAGGCCGGCATCGGCCAATTCGCGTCGCTGTTGGTGCGCACCACCGGCGTGACCGGAGATTTCGGCGGCGAGTTCGCCACGCGTGGCAGTGCAGACGCGTTCGGCCGCTCCAACATGGGCGTGCTGGCCACCGGCGGTTTCATCGGAGCAGCGCTGGACAAGATCACCGGCGGCTGGGTGGGCAAGATCACCGGCTCCGTGCTGGGCAAGATCTTCGGCGGCAAGACCACCGTGGAAGACACTGGCTTTACCATCGACCCGGCCAGCTTCGCCTCGATCGGCGCGGGCGGGCTGAGCGCCATGCAGTATGCGGACATCAAGAAGGATGGCGGCTGGTTCGGCAAGGACAAGAACAGCACCAAGCTCGAGGGACTGGGCGAGGAGGGCAATCGCCAAGTCGCCAGCGTTCTGATGTCGCTGTACGACACCGTGTTCGAAGCTGGCACGATGATCGGGCTGGGGGCGGATGCATTCGCGGACGAGCTGAACGGCTATGTGGTCGACATCGGCAAGATCAGTCTGAAAGGGAAGACGGCCGACGAGATCCAGAAGGAGCTGTCGGCCGTCTTCTCGAAGGTCGGCGACGACCTGGCCAAGTTCGGTGTCGGTGGCCTGGAGCAGTTCCAGAAGGTGGGCGAGGGCTACCTCGAAACCCTGACCCGGGTGGCCACCAACTACCAGGCTGTGACGGTCGTCACCGATTCGATGGGGATGACGTTCGGCGCCATGGGTCTGGCGTCGGTCGGCGCGCGCGAGCGGCTGATCGACCTGGTCGGCGGCCTGGACGAATTCACCTCGAGCGCCGATCAATTCCTGAGCGATTTCTACACCGATCAGGAGCGGGCGAACTCGCTGCGGGCCAGGATCATGCCGACGCTTGACCAGTACGGCATCAAGACCGGCGCCGACGACTCGCTGCAGCAGTTCCGTAGCGTAGTCACCGGCCTGGACCTGACGACCGAGGCCGGCGCGCGCGCCTACGCCACGCTGATGCAGATCGCTCCGGCGTTCAAGCAGATTGCGGACGTAGACACGAGCATGCTGGAGAAGCGACGCGACCTGGAAAATGAGGTGATGGAGCTGCTGGGCGACAAGTCGGGCGCGCTGGCCGCTAGCCGCGCAATCGAACTGGCCGGCTTGGACGCGTCGCTGCGTCCGCTCCAGCAGCGTGTCTTCGCGCTGCAGGATGAAGCGGCGGCGCTGGAGACGTCGAACTCGCTGCTCGACATCCAGGCGAAGATTTACGAGCTCACCGGCGACAAGGCCGGCGCAGCCGCGGTGCTGGCACAGCAACAAGTCAACGCCTTGGCCGCGCTGGACCCGGCGCTGCGCGGCGCAACGCTGCAGCTGTGGGGCCTCGAAGCCGCCGCCAAGGCGACCGAGAAGGTCAAGACGGATGCAACTGCGCTGATGTCCGGCGTCGATGGCGCTTTCTCCGTGCTCCAAAAGGTGGTTGAGCGTCAGAAAAACGCGCTCAAGGAAGAAATCGACGTCCGGACCAAATCGATCCAGAAGATCGAAGCGCTGTCGCAATCGCTGCGCAGCACGCTGGATTCGATGACGGTGTCGGAGCCGACGAAGGACGACCGGGCAGCGGCCCAGGCGCAGATTCAAGCCGCGCTGGCGATCGCCAAGGCAACGGGAACCCTGCCAAAAGCAGACGACCTGAAGGCTGCATTGACGGTGGTCAGCAAGGATTCGGCAGCGCTGTTCGCCACCCGCGAGGACTACCTGCGTGACTTCTACTCCGGCCGCAATGGGGTGGAAGACCTGTCCAAGCTGGCAGATAAGACCCTGTCGGCAGAGGAGCGCAGCCTGAAATCGCTGGAGAACCAGGTCAAGCAATACGACCTGATGCTCGAGCGCGAACAGGAGCAGATCGACGTCCTCAAGGGCATCTCGATCACCGGCCTGTCGATCGGGCAGGCCATCGAGGCGCTGCACGTCGCAATCCTTGCCGCCGACCAGAACCCTGTCAATTCCGCGACCCCGTCAATCAGCGACGCCTACAAATCGGCGCTGGGCCGGGCACCGGATGCGGCTGGGCTGGACTTCTGGCGGGACAAGGCGGCCGAGGGCGTGTCGCTCGACACCATCGTGGGCTCTATCAAGGGCTCGCCGGAAGCGCAGATCCAGAAGCTCTACAAGGAGGTCTTCGGGCGCGCGGCCGACGCCGACGGACTGCAGTTCTGGGTCAAGCAGATGAACGGCGGGATGTCTGCCGCCACCATCCGTGACGCCTTGCTCGGCAGTGACGAGAAGAAGCTGCGCGGCTTTGCCGTGGGCACCAACCAGGTGCCCTACGACATGCCGGCCTACATCCACAAGGACGAGCGAATCATCCCTGCGGCTGACAACCGCGAGCTGATGCGCCGTCTGGCCAGTCCAGAGCAGGGCAATGAGGTGCTGGCCGCCGCAGTCGACCGCCTGACCCAAACCGTCGCGCGCCAGGAGCAGATCATCGCCAACCTGCAAGCAGCGGCCGATGGGACCCAAGGCAACACCAAGCGCCTGGCCGACGGGATGGAGATCCTGACCGAAGGCTACAACGCAATGCGCACGAAAGAGGAGGTACCTGCATGAATTCGTCTGACGTCCGAATTGTCAGGCTGAACCCCGTCACCGGCAATGGGTCTTTTACCGGCGGTGGCGGGAGTTACTGGGATTCGGCCGGCGTGCTGCAAACCGCGCCGCCGAACACCCTGCGCATGTCTTACGACCCCTCTGACCTGAGTAAGGCGCCGTATGCGGTGGTAGAGCCAGCGACGACGAACTATGCGCAAAACAACACGATGGCTGGGGCGGTGGCCGGTACCCCGGGGACTTGGCCTACTGGATGGAGTGGAGCAACCACCGTCAATGGTGTAAGCCGCTCTATTGTCGCCGTCGGTGTTGAGGACGGCATTCCCTATATTGACATCGGCTTCACTGGAACCGCGACGGGAAATGCTGGGTTCTACCCGAACATCGCCAGCGCAGCTGCAATCGCTGGGCAGAACTGGCAGATCGGCGCCTTCACGCAGTTGATCAGTGGTAGCCGGCCTTCTACGCTCGGGCTAGTGATTAGCGGACGCCGGTCTGACGGCGGCGCTGCTGAAGACGGCCCCGCTACCACGCTACCTGAAGGCGGCCGATTGAGGGATGCTTTCATCGTCTCGGACCGCACGTTCACAAGTGCGGATACGGTGAGCGCGCTTTCATTCCTGAGCATCGGATTCAACGCCGGCACCATTGCCGACTGCGTGGTGCGCATCGGCCTCCCTCAAATGTGTCGCGATTGGGTGTCGAAATTTCCAATCAAAACCACCAACGGAATAGTCACTCGCCCTGCTGATGCAGTAGGCCCTGGTGCAGGCCTGGTGTATTCCAACGTGGCGATCACCGAGCCGCTGTGGGTGGCCGGCACCTACGCGCTGGGCGTTCGGGTGCGCGACTCGCTGAACTTCGTTTTTGAGTCGCAGGCGGCTGGGAACACTGCGCCGCTGACCGACAAGACAAAGTGGCTGCCGCTGGGCATGACGAACCTCTGGCGGGCTTTCGACAAGACGGTCAACACCCAGACGTCGGCGCCTGGCCTGCTGGTCTTGGCGATCAAGCCGGGCACGGTCGTCAATACGCTCAAGCTGCTGAACATGGAAGGCTCGTCGGTCACGGTGAGCCAGTCGGAGAGCGGCTACGTCCGGAATCGCAACCTGGTGCGGCACGAGGTCGATAACTGGTTCGACTTCTATTACGAGGAGCCGATCCGCGCCGGCGACGCCGTCTTCGACGACATTCCGCCGTATCCGAACGCGATGCTCGCCGTCGCCGTGCACAACGGCCCCCTGGACGCAAAGATCGGCGCCTGCCTGCCGGGCAAGTCGATCGTCATCGGCAAGGCCACGTCCAGCTTCAAGGCTGGCGTGCTCAGCTACTCGACCTCGACGACCGACACCTTCGGCAGCATCACCATGGTCAAGCGCTACAACGCGCCTCGGATGAACTTCGACGTGATGGTTCCCGCTGGATCGGAAGACCAAGTTTTCCGAATCCTGCGCGAGTACACCGACGTCGAGATCGGGATCATCGTCGGCGATCGCTTCGCCATGGGTATCGGCTACGGCTTCCTGGGCCAGTGGGATGTGGCGAAGGCCGGCAGCGGCCGCACCTCCCCAATCGAATTCAAAGGACTTGTATGACGACGACCATCACGCAGAAAATTGCGGCACTACCGCAAGGGCCGGATCCGGCGATTCACCCGAGGACCGAGTTCGCGCAGATTGCAGCCGCATCGGTGCTGGCTCAGCGCGCGCTGCCAGGGCAGATCAACACCTTCGCCGATCAGGCCAACGCGCTTGCAGTGGAGGTCACAACCATGTCGGCTAACGCGACGACTGCGGCGCAGAACGCGGCCGCATCCGCCGCCGACGCCGCCAGTATTGCGGGTGCGGATGCCTGGGTTAGCGGCAGGACCTACGCGAAGAATGCCTCCGCGATTAGCCAGATCAACTTCAAGACCTACCGTCGCAAGGTTGCAGGTGCCGGCACGATCGACCCGGTCAACGATCCGACGAACTGGGAGCCGGCCACGCTCAACGGGACCTTCATCCCTCAAGCCGTCGCCGCTTCCTCTGTCAACCTCGGTACCGCCAACTACTTTACACGGACCCAGACCGGCAATCAGACGTACACGTTCGACAACTGCCCGTCCGACGGCTACTCGTTCACGCTTGAGCTGACGGTGACGGCCGGCATCGCCTCGCTCCCAGCCTCGGTCAAGACGCCTGACGACGTGCCTTACACCCTTACCGCTGGCAAGGTGCATGAGCTGATGTTTGTGACGTCGAACCGCGGAGCGCGGTGGCGACTCGCAGCAGCAACCAACTACACGATCTGACCTATGGATATGACAACTTTCCGACTGCGGCGTGGCGCCGCGGCGACGAAGCGCGTCGGACAGATTGAGTGGACCACGCCCGGCACCTACTCGGTGCCGGTGCCGATGGGCGTCACACTCATGAACTTCGTCCTTATCGGCGGAGGCGGAGGCGGTGGCGATGGCACCGCATCCCTCGGCGGGGACGGCGGTCACGGCGCAGCGCTTCGCTACATCAACAACTTGCCCGTCACACCGGGAGAGATCCTGACTCTTGAGGTAGGCGCGGGCGGCCCGGGTAATGTCGGCTCTGTAAATAGGACGACCGGCGGAAACACAAGGCTTCTCCGGGGAGCCTCGGTGCTTGTTTGGGCTGGTGGCGGCGGTTCGTCTGTCGGGACCGGCAGCGCTCTTGGCCCAGGGCCATTTGGCGGAACCATCGGAGGCGGCAATGGTGGCGCAGGCACTTCGGGCTCCGGGGCTGGCGTGGTCTACAGCGGAGGACCTGCTGGCGGTGCTGGCGGGTACTCCGGGCCGGGAGGAAATGGTGCGCAGAACGGAAGCTCGTCTGCCGGCGGCTCGGGCCAGGGCGGCGGCGGCGGCGGAGGCGCCTCCGGAACTACCGGTCAGAGCCTCACAGGACCCTCCGGAGGTGGCGTCGGGATAAAGGGAGAGGGAGCGAGCGGGGTTGGCGGGACCGTTGGCTCCAGCCGGCATGGTAAGGGCGGATCAAATGGCGCGGACGGCACTTCGTCCGGTGGCGCGTTTGGCGGTGGCGGCGGCGGAATGCGCGGCCAACCAGGCGGCCAGATTGGTTACAACGGAGGTGGTGGAGCCGGTGCTGCTATGTGGGGCGTTGGTCGTGCATATCCTTCCACCCGTACTGCAGACGAATTCCCATAATCGAGGAGAGAGCTTTGTACTACCAACCCGAAAGCAAAAAAGTGTTCACCCTGCACAGCGAGATCCGCAGCGCGCTGCCGCACGTGATGTTCGGCGCTTCGATTAGCGAAGACGATCTCGCCTTCTGCGGCATCTTCCCGCTGCGCTGCGAGGCGCCGCCTGTCGAAACAGGCCAGATTGCCGTGCCGTCCGTGGTCGACCTGGTCGACGTCGAATGGACGCAGCTCTGGACAGTTCGCGACCTGACGCCGGAGGAGTTGGCCGAGGAAGCTGCCGTCGTCCAACTGCAGCGTGATGAAAAGCGCGCCGAGATAGATCACTGGCGCGCGGCGGCCAACGCTTCAACCTTCCCGCACGGCGGCAAGCAGATCGCCTGCGACGCGCTGTCGCGTTCGGACATCGACGGCGTGGCCAACCACATCGCGCTGTTCGGGGAATTCCCCGAGGGCTGGCCAGGCGGCTGGAAGGCGACGGACAAGACGATGCTGCAGCTGGCCGATGTTGACGCCTTCCGCGCGATGTACGCCTCGATGACCGCCCAGGGCACCGAGAACTTCAACCACTCGCAGGACCTGAAGGCGCAGCTGGCTTTGGCCAAGACGCCCGAAGAGATCGCGGCCATCCAATGGTGATCAGATGAAAGCAGCGTTCTACAAGGGCACGCGCCCGGGCCTGTCCGGCATCTACAACCGCATCGTGCGCTGGTGGACCCGGTCTGACTTTTCGCACGTTGAGCTGGTGCTGTCGACTGGCCTCGCCTGGTCAGCCTCATTCGCCGACGGCGGCGTGCGCAGCAAGCCGATCGACTTCGACCCCAAGAACTGGATCCTGGTCGACCTGCCGCCGGCGCTTGAGCAGCGCGCCGAGGCGTGGTTCGTCGCGCACCGCGGTGCCAAGTATGACCTGCTGGGCAACCTGCAGTTCGTGCTGTCGCCGATTCCACACACGCAAGGCCGCTGGTTCTGCTCCGAGGCCGTGGCAGCCGCGCTT